ACCTTGCATTGTGGATAGAGTGGGAGCTAGTCCATTTGTATCATATACTCTTGAGTTTTGGTCATGATTTCCAGGCAATTTTCCTGCGATTAAGATTCCATGCTTATCTTGCGCAGTCAAAGTAAACATAGGTTCCCCGTCAGACTTAAATCTGCGCCCATTTTGTCGCTTATCCATGCGATCAGGTGTTAAAACAGGTATTGCTATTTTTTGCCCCTCTCCCTTGTTCGTTGTGATCGTAGGAGCTAGGCCGTCAGCTTGATAGACTTCTCCATTCATCCCTTTTCCTGAAGGATGGATGTTCCCGATAGATTTTACTTTCTGCGATTCACTTTCAATAATGTATGACCCGACCCCTTGACTGTTTGGATATCTGGTTGTAAGGGTATTTGTTGACTGTTCTTGATGTTTATCAACTTGTCTGCCAGTGCTTGAGAGAGGAAAAATTCTTCTGGTACGTTCTCCTCTAAGATGTCCGATAATGAACACACGTTCCCGATTTTGGGGGACTCCAAAATTCTTGCTGTTAATATTTTCCCATTCCACATTGTACCCCAATTCATCCAACGCTGAGAGGATGATCTCAAAGGTATTTCCTCTGTCGTGGTTAAGGAGTCCCTTGACGTTTTCAAGGAATAAATATCTAGGTCTGAGAATAGATGCGAACCTAGCAATCTCAAAGAACAAAGTTCCTCGTGTATCTTCAAAACCTCGTCTGTTTCCTGCAATTGAGAAAGCCTGGCACGGAAATCCTCCACAGATAATGTCCACACGTCCGATTCCTCGAATAAACTCGTCTGATACTGCTGTGATGTCATGTAATTCTATTTCTCCCTTCGTGTCGTGTATAGCTTTATAACTAGCTCTAGCGAATTTGTCAATCTCACAAAAGCCGATACATTTATGGCCGGCAGACTCCATTCCAAGACGGAACCCACCGATGCCAGCAAATAAATCTAAAAATTTCATTCCTTTATTTTCAAAAAAATGCGACTGCCTTTGTGTGAGTTTGGCTAAATACGGGCAGTCGCTCGTCCAATGGTCACACGACCGTTTTTGACGTTTTCTAGTTCGCAGTTTTACAAGAATGCACGGCTTGTTTATTTTTGAGTTGTTTCCGACATGGAAATAGTTGGTTTTTCAAACTTAACAATCACTTTCAATCCAGTCACTCGCTGGATTTCTTCGTCTGAAGCATCCTCTTTCAATAGCTTCAACGCAACATCTTCCATGCTACGAAATGAGCCGATATACTCATCGCATTCCCTGCATGTTTTACAGTAATCCGGCTCTTCGTATTGATCTAGCGTGTACCAACCACCGAGGTGATTTTCATAGAGATATATCATCAAATCACCTCCACACGCTGGGTCAACGCTTTCGATTTGCAATATTCGCAATGGCGGCACGGCTCCGCCTTCTCTTCGCCTCGCTTGACCTTGTCAAGGCGCTGGATAAGCATGGACAGCTTGGTCAACTCATAATCGAGTATTTCCTGCGACTCAAAAGCAATCGCTCTGGTATCAGGGTACGGCTCTTTTGTCACTGCGTAGATGATAGGGAGGAACTCTTTGCCATATTCTTCTTCCAACATCTTCTTGTAAGCTGCCATTTGAAGAATATATCCCCAAGCTTCAAACCAGCGGACTTGAATATTTCGCCCACTTGCTTCATCCTGAACCCAGACCTCGCTATCAATATCTGATTTTGTGGTCTTGATATCCACGAAGTAGCCCTTTTCGACATTGAGGCAGTCAATCTTGCCTTTAAATTCCACTCCTTCGATTTTGCCTGTGACAGCAACCTCTTTCTGGCCGACGTAGCACTTCTTAAATTCCTTGTCAGCTTCCAGTCTCTCAATCATGCGCTGGCCAACCAGAAAGTCAGCTTTTAACTGACCTTTGGTTTTACCAGCTTTTGAAATCATGGCATCTGCATTTTCATCCATAAACTTCTTATGTGCTTCTGGACTTTCAAAATAGCTGTGAACCATATTACCGACCAAGAGAGCCGTGTTGTCTCTCTGGTCCTCCCATTCTCCTTCCAGCTCCGCTAACGCTCGTGCTTCGCACTCTCTAAATCGCTTGTATTGCGAGATAGACCAGTATTGACGTGCGGAAGCTGCTGAGTAGTAATCTTCTCCAAGTAAATCCATTGTCATTTCATCTCTACCTTTACTGATTTTGTTTGTGGCTCAAATTGAACGCCGTGAGCATTGAGCCATTCTTTAAATTGCTCCTTTATTTCCTTTGCGTTTTCTGCTGGAAAAATTAGATCTACAGTAAATTTGTAACCATATTTTTTAACGCCATCCTCAGAAGCCATATTTTGCGATTTTCGGCCTGTTTCTTGCTTTAGGGTATGATTACCCCCTGAACTGCTTTCTGACCCAAATTCAGGCTGATTTTGGGCGCAGAATCGACTCTGAGCTTCTTGTTCTGCTTCTGCTTTAGTCCGTCTAAGTTCATCTGCGTCTGCATGTAAGATATCGATAGTATCCAAAGCAGAGCGCCCTTCTCTTAGCAAATCAACGTACTTTTCAGGCTTCAAACCTTTAGCTATCGCGATAGCAGTCATTTCATCAATACGCTTTTTCAATTCTTCTTCCGCTTTAGCTCGTTCAGCTAATGCCTTATCATCAAGAATTGCTTGCAAAACATCAGCAAGTTTCGCTCCCTTATCATAACTGCGAATGTAGACAGTAGGTCCGAGACCAGCTTTAGCTGCCGCTTCTGTAATCTGGATAAGTCCAGCTTCACGTTGTTGCTTCTTAGCGGCTTCTTCTGCAACCAATCCAACAATCATCTTAGAAGTAGCTTGATTGATTCGCACATTATCGGCCATAAAACACTTCTTCTTGCTGAAATCGTCAAAGTAAATAGCAAATAATTTGATGTCAAGTTCTGTACCACTTTCTGCGATTGCAGATTCAAAAACTTCTCTGACCGTTTCCTTTCGGGCTTCTGTTTCTCTCTCCTCAAACTCCCTGATTTGATTTTTAATGTCTGTCTGCAAGGTTTTGATAGGGTCTAATATGCTTTCAACCCAAGCCTTTGCTTCATCAAGAGGTTTAGAGTATTCTGAAAGCTGGTTTTTAAGTTCTTGTTCAATCTGACGCTGTACTCGTCCCAACTCGTCTTTGACTTTAATGTCATCTGATAAAGTTTCTTCTGTAACGATATAGCCAGTGTATTTCTTTTTGTAAGACTCTAAAGCTTGCTCCAAAACTTCTTTACCTTGGATTTCGATTTCAGCGGCTTTTAGAGTAAAGCCAATCTCTAAATCTGTTACTGGAACGAGTTCTAGACTATCCGTTACATCTTTTAATTCTTCAACCATTTTAGAAATCCTCCCCTTCCAGCATGTCCATTTGACCATTTTCTGGCTCCTTATCAATTACTTCGCCCGTTTCTTTATCAAAATCTGGAACTTCATCTGCTGGGTAGCTTGTATCTGTGGTCGTCAACTCCTGGTTGATAACCTCTTTTTTTGGTTCTTCAGAAGCTCCAAGAATGCCATCCAATGTTTCAGCAACTGGTTCTTGAGTGACGTCTTTGATTTCGTTCTTGTTTGAAATTGTACTGTCTGCGTTATCTGCAGCAATAGCTTCCTGCAATTCGGTAGAAAGAGGGGCATAGGTTGAAAGCATGTGCTTCAATACAGTTTTACGAGCCATGGCATCAAAATCAGACTGCCACGGGCTATACTTGCTAGAAAATGATTGACTGTACTTCTTTCCGTGAGCTTGGACTCGTTCCTTGGTCCAAAAGACAGTCTTTTCAAAACCGTTGACCAATCGCATGAATGCAAAGTAGCCTACTACTTTTTCTTTTTCTTTTGGAATAGCAGTCATGTCCACTTCAAGATCTTCAGTCAGAGGGTTAAACCCTTTATACTGACTTTCGTAGATCTCTCCAGCGTTCAAGCGTGTTACTTGTCCGCTTCGTTGTGCAAGTTGAATCAATCCTTTATACCCAACTTGGAACTGCGCCTGGTTCTTGTAAGGTACGATGTACGCATAACCAAGACTAGGTTCGATTGGCAGATTCAATACTGCTGCCTTCATTGCTGCAGTCATGATGCTTTCATTTGTTGCTTTTGCCAGCAAATTGTTATTTGTTACGATGCTCAGCAGACTGGCCACGAATTGCTGACCATTGCCGTTTACCACCTCAGAAAATTTCTGTTTTACTGCTGGTGAGTTGAAAAATTGTTTGTGTGTTAGTTCGTTTGTCATTTTGTTCTTCTCCTTTTTCTTTTAGTAATTAAACATTGTCCCACAGTATCCAGCTTCCTCCAATGCTAATTGGTTCAAATAGTGTGACATATCGCTAATACTCATTTTTCTAACCATTTTCTCGGTTAGAAAGCCGCCATCAATTTCTTCTCTCATTGCCTCTCTAAGTTCTTGTTTCCATTTTTTGTAATATAATCGTTTTTTCATTTCTTTCTACCTTTCGTTTTCTTCAAATTCCAATTTTCACGCTTTAAGCGTCGATTTTCGTTTTGTAATTTCAAAATAATATTTTGTTGCTCGTTGATAATTTCTCCGAGTTCTCGACCGAGATGCATATACTCAGCTCGCCAGTTGTCGATTTCTTCGTGTAGTTCCTGAATCATACTTCATCACCCACGTATCGACGTCTACCGCATCCGATATCCACATACTCGCTCGGGTCAAGTTCTTCTCGTTCTTCAGGCGGTTGCATTATATCTCTGTCATAATCAAACATGAGCATACACCTTTCCGAGTTCCAGGACTCGTTTCACATATCTAGCTTTGGACGTCAAACCGAGATCCAGCAATTCGTTTTTTTCTTCATGGTTGGCCAAAAGCCATACACGGTTTTCAAGTTCAATTCTAGTCATCTTCCTGCTCCACTTCTTTATCTTCGTTGGTTTCAACTGTGATTTCCAGTCTTGTCATAGCTTCGTCTACTGACTTGCCGTCTAGGATATCCTTGAGCATGTGACTCATATCATGAAACGATTTAGCTTTGGCTCTGCTTTTTTCGCTATCAGGAACCAAACCGAGGTCTTGCATAAGTAGAAATGCTACGCTTGCGTCGTGCATTTCTTTCTGAAGTTGTTTTATTTTCTTGATTGTACGAATTGCTTTAAACATATTGTTCTCCTTTTTCGATTTGTTCTTTCTCTTTGTA